GTCCATCATGTTTTGATTAAACTTTAATTTAATTTAAAAGTATTTATATTTTAGTATGAGTGAAAATAAACTAACGGTATGGCAACGGTTATCCCAAACATTTGGACCCAATTCTCTTTTGGGGCAGGATTATCCTACGTACAAATATGATAAAAGTGAATTATTAAAAACAACCTCTAAGTCTGAATATGATAGAGAAAAACTTCAGGCACAACAAACATATTATTTAGCTAACCAATGGGGTAGAATTGAAAATAATCTATATACACAGGCGGTTTATTATGAACCAACTCGTTTATCATCTTTCTACGACTATGAGTCAATGGAATTTACCCCTGAAATTGGTGCCGCTCTTGACATATACGCTGAAGAATCTACAACCATTGACCAAAATGGTTTTATGTTACAAATTTATTCTGAATCATCGAGAATTAAATCAATTCTTGGAGATTTGTTTAATAATGCTTTAGATATTAACACTAACTTACCTATGTGGATAAGAAACACATGTAAGTATGGTGATAATTTTGTATATCTTAAATTAGACCCTGAAAAAGGTATTATAGGATGTATGCAATTACCAATCATTGAGATTGAACGATTGGAAGCGGGTATGGGAGCACACTCAACAGACTCAACAACTAATCCTGAAAAGAAACATTTGAAGTTCAAATGGAAACAAAAGGATTTAGAGTTTAATACTTGGGAAATTGCTCACTTTAGATTACTTGGTGATGATAGAAGACTTCCTTATGGAACTTCTATGTTAGAAAAGGCTCGTCGTATTTGGAAACAATTATTGTTATCTGAAGATGCTATGTTAATCTACAGAACATCAAGAGCACCTGAAAGACGTGTATTTAAAGTATTTGTTGGAAACATGGATGATGCGGATGTTGAACCATATATCCAAAGATTTGCTAATAAGTTTAAGAGAAGTCAAACGGTAGACCATAAGACAGGTAATGTGGATATGAGATTTAATCAGATGGCTGTTGACCAAGATTATTTCGTTCCAGTTAGAGATACCGCACAAGCAAGTCCTATTGAGACATTGGCGGGAGCTCAAAACTTATCTGAAATTGCCGACATCGAGTATATCCAAAAGAAATTGTTAACGGCTCTTCGTGTTCCTAAAGCGTTTTTAGGATTTGAAGAAACTGTTGGTGATGGTAAGAACTTATCATTACAAGATATTCGTTTTGCAAGAACTATTAATAGAATTCAGAAAAATATGATTTCTGAATTAAATAAAATTGCAATCATACACCTATTCATTTTAGGTTTTGAAGATGAGATATCAAACTTTAATTTAAGTTTAACAAATCCATCAACTCAAGCTGATTTGATGAAGATTGATGTATGGAAAGAAAAAATTCTTCTATATAAAGATATGGTTGCTGACCCTGGTAGTGGTATTGCCGCAGTATCTATGTCATGGGCTAAGAAACATATTCTTGGATTTTCTGATGAAGAAATTAAACTTGATTTACAACAACAACGTATTGAAAGAGCTGTTGGTGAAGAACTTAAGAAAACTGCTGAGGTAATTACTCATACAGGATTATTCGATAATCTTGATAAGTTGTATGGTAAAAAGGAAGGTGAACCTGCTGCTGCACCATCAGAAGGAGGGGCACCACCAGATGGTGGAATGAGTGATTTTGGAGGTGGTGAAAGTGCTCCACCTGAAGCTCCGGCCTCACCAGCTCCAGCACCACCTGAAGCCGCTCCAACAGTACCTGAAGGGTCGTATACCCGTAATTCTGAACTTAATATAATATTAGAAAATACAGGAATGTTAAATGAAGATGAATTAATTGATTTAAATCGTGTTCAAGAATCTTTAGGGGAAATGGGTAATCAATTAGATAAACTACTTAAAGGTTGATATTTATATAAAAAAATATAAACATGAGATTCGGATTAATAAAAACATTAGTAGAAAATAAATTAATTGATTCCTTTGTTAAAGGAACTCTTAAAACTGATATGAGACTTTTTGAAAGAAAATTACTTAAAAATAGTGATTTTTGTAAATTAATGTCGATATATGATAATTTAAAAGAAAATAAAGAATTAGATAAAGAAACCGCAACTTATTTGGTTGATGATTTATCTAGTGAATTTAGACAAATTAAATTATCTGAGAATACAGTAAGTTTTATTAAAAGTTGGACTAAAGATATTGTTCTTGAAAACAAATACAAAACAATTGATGAGTTATTTTATGGTGACTTATTAAAACCTGAAAAGAAATCAATTGCTAAAAAATCAATTGTTGAGTCTTTAGGTAAAAAACCAATAATTAAAGAAAGTAAAACTCAAAACGTCCCAATTAGTTCAATGTTAAAAGTTGCTAATAAGACTGCTGAAAAATATTTAGAAAATTTAACTGAATCTGAAAGAAATTCTGTTAAAGAAATTTTAACTGCTGGTGATGAAAATTTAAAGACAAAATTTACTGAATTAAAAGAAACAGCAATTAAAAAAATTGATACTCTTATTTCAGAATCAGATGAAGAATTAACTAAAGTTTTACTAGAAACAAAAGAAAGACTTACAAATACAAAACATTCTAAAAAAGAATATATTAAATTAATGAATTTAACTCAAAATTTATAATTCAGTATTTTTTGAATTTTTATAAATAGCATTATTTAAAATCTGACGTTTCATGTCAGATTTTTTTTTATACTCTTTCCTGTCTTGTAATTCTTTTATCATTTTAGTTTTTAAAACTTTTGATTTGAATTTTTTAAGGGATTTTTCTATATCCCCTTTATCAACTGTGATAATTAACATTTTTTTGACAACTATGCTTTTGTGTGTTATTATTAATGTATAAATAAACGAAGATATGAAAAGGTTGTAAATGAAAAAAGGAAAAAGTTGCTCTATCAAAGGGTATAAAAAAATAAAATGTTCTTATGGGACTGTGGATTCTAAAAATTTTAAATCAATATACTTAAACATTCAATCTTGGGTTGAACCCAAATCTATTGAGGACTCTTGGATAAGACTTGTGTCTTACTTTAATAAACAAATAAAAAATACTATTGGGGATTATATTGATGTGGAATTTTTTTATGACAATTTTATAGTTGATTTAGACTTACGAACTTCAGGAATTGCATTAAAGAAAAGGTCTTTTATGAATCTTGAAATTACTTTTTTTATTAAAAAACCTATGGATTTTAAATCTCTTGAAATAAAAAATTCACTTAAAAAAATTGTTAGTTGTTTAGAATCTGATATTTTTAACAAATCTAATCATTTTAGTTTTCATTTAAGTAAAAACGATAAAATCAAAAAAGAAAGTAAAATAGAATTTGTATAGTATTTATCTATAAAAAGGTAAAATGCAAAATTACAAAATATTAGGTCCAAAAGAGACAGGAAAAGGTATTTTAATTGAGATGGACGCAGGTTATGTTTCTCCAACAGAAAAACATAATCAAACATTCTTACAAGAAAGTAAGGATTTTAAAGATTATTCTAAACCATTTGAATTTTATGCCGTTCTACAAAAATATAATACACCGAATAGAAACGGTAGAATATATCCTGAAAGAATTTTAAAAAGAGAGTCCGAAAATTATATAAAGAATTATATCGGTAAAAAAACCTCTTTATCTGAACTTAACCACCCTGAATCTTCATTAATAGATTTAGATAGAGTATCACATATGATTACAGAGATGTGGTGGGATGGTAATGTTCTATTAGGTAAATTGTTACTTCTAACTTCACCAGGGTTCCATGAAAGAGGTATCGTATCAACAAAGGGTGACCAAGCGGCAAACCTATTAAGACTAGGTGTGACGTTAGGTATATCATCAAGAGGGGTAGGTTCCTTAAAAAAAGTAGGTGAACAAAATGAAGTTCAGGATGATTTTGAATTAATTTGTTTTGACTTGGTGTCATCACCATCAACACCAGGAGCTTATTTATTTACTGAACCTGATGGAAGATTTGCGTTTGAGGAAAACCTAAAAGAAGAAAATGATATGAAAGCTGCAAGAACAGTTAACAAATCGCTTGATTTAATGGGAAGACTTACCGATTATTTAGGAAAATAAATAATTATGGAAATGGACGAAAAATACTTTGTGGCTAAAAT